GAAAAGGAAAATAAAGTCTGTGTAATCGCAAGAATACTTCTTTTACTTTTTCTTCACTTCCATATTTATCTAAAAAACCTTTTTCTATAATATTACAAAGGATACTAAACTCAGGTATAACGAAGTCACCAGAAAATATATCGTTGCCATTATGTAAATCTACACGCATTTTTTTTACCTTATTTCTTTTAATGTTATTGTTTAATTATAGCATTTAAAAAACTTTTTTCATAGTACAATCCCCTTCTTTTTTAAGGTTTTTTTCTTGAGTAATGTTGTCTCAAATGATAAAATAATTGCATTCTAAATTTAAATAAAAGGTATTCTTATGAATAAAATGAGAGCTATAATCCATTTGCTTTCAAAAGAGTCAGGTAAGGTGTCAGAACTTAAAGCTATTCGATTGTTGTATTTAATTGATTGGTATTCTTGTTTGTGGCGTGGAAGTCAAATTACAAGTCTCAATTGGGGATATCGTTTTGGATTAAAAGCATATAACTTAGAACAAGTGTTATATCATATTCCAAGACAAACAGAAATTAATAGATATGGAAGTAAAGTTAATCATTATTTTTATGACGAGTTTATAGAAAATGAATTAACAGAAGACGACATTAAAGTTATTAATCTTGTTTTAAAAGATACTAACAAACTTTATTTTAATGAATTGGAAAGTTTGGTTTTTTCAACACATCCATTTAATGAAGACACATTGTATTCTGTATTTAACTTGGAAGAGTCTGCTTTTAATTATAAAGTCAAAAACAATTTAATTCATCAGGGTGAAGGTCTTTGAAAGACCTTCTTTGTTATTATAATTTCACCGTTTTCTATTACATTATTATTATTTACATACCCTTTTATTTCATAAGTGTTTTTACTTCCTTTCACTTTTTTTAATTTCACATTTTCTTTATATGCTATTTTTTTCAAAATGTTAAAACCTTCTGAATCTTGCATTTCTATTAACAGACCAGACTCTCTTTCATTTTTATATTCAGTTATTTTCTTATAATCAACAGTTTCAGCCATTGCAGACGTTGATAATATTGACAACATAATTGTCAAACTTAATATGCTTTTCATTTTTTACCTTGTTTTTTTTCGGAATTATCGCATAGAATTATTTTTATTCCATTAAGCTTCATTACTTTTTAAATTAATTTTTACTAATTTTATAGTTATTATTTCCATTTTCAACAGCAGTATATTTTTTAATATTTAAAAACAAAAATATTTCACTGATAAATAAAGACTTTTTTCTTTTCTTTTTTATTCACTTTTGCCTAATTATTACTTAAATTTTGATTTAGTAGTTCTTAATTTACTATAATGCTTGGTGCGGTATTTTGATAATATTATTATAATAATAAAGGATATAAAATGAAACTACCGAAAACACGAGGGATTACCTTAATAGAATCTTTGTTGTCATTAAGTATTATTGGAACAATAACAACTTCTTTCATAATATTTAAAGGCGAAGAGAGTGATGATGTGAAATATAATCTTTTAGCCGAAGACCTATCAAGTATTATCACTGCTATTGATACTCGACTTTCTATTGATGGATATAATATAAATCACTGGGATAAAAAAGAATGGAAAGAAGAAGATGTTGCAAATAAATTATTATCTAAGCAATTAAGATCTGTTCATTTAGATAAATGCAAAGGTGAATGGGAACCTAAATTAGAAGAAGAACATCAAACAGAATTAATTGAATGTGATTTATGGAGATATAAAATCCCTATGGGGTTAAATACTGAAGCTGAAATTACAGAAGACTCTATGGGTTTTGTAGATAGATTTAATTTAATTGTTTATTTTGAAGAAGACGAAGATTTTATTGATAATTTTTATTTATTAAATCATTCAAAAAGAATTTTAAAAGGTAAGCAATATAAAGAAACTTCTGGCAATTACTTTTTTGAATTTGTATTGAAAAATGATCCTAACACTCCATTAAATGTTCAAACCTGTATTGAAGAAAAAAGTAACTGTGCTTTAAAATCTAGCTTCAGCCGTAGTGGTTTAAATGAAACTGTTAGAATTGACGGTCAAAATAGCTTCTACAATGATAAAATATCTTTTGTTGAAGATAAACTTAATGAACCTTTGAAATGTATTCGTTGGAAGGAGACGAATAGTGGAACTTGGATTAAAACATTAATGAATGACGACGATTGTGGCATAGGTATCTATAAAGAATCAGGGTATCCAATAGTTGTTGAAGTTAATGCTGATAATGGTACTTACAAAAATGTTCTGATCAACAAAGAATGTAAAGTTTTTGAGTGGAATAGTGCAACAAAAGAAGTAGAGGAAGTTATCGGTGAGTTCACAGCTTGTGGAATGACAGAAAATGAAGACGAAATATATCAAATCGTTGACAACATTCATTCTGATAAAGGGTATTTTAAGAATTTTTATGCGACAGATATTGAAGGTGAGCAAAGTAGTTCTACAAACATTATAACGGATAGAGTTTCTGCTGATTTTATTACCGTATCAAACAATATGGATGTTCAGCAACTTGCTGAAACACAAGATTTAGAAGTTCTTAACCAAACAGTTTTAAAAAGTGCTGACATAGAAAGACTTACTATTTATGGCGAATCTACATTTGAAAAGAAATTAACATTCGAAGCAGATTTAACTATTGATAACAATATCGAGGTTAATAATTTAATGACTGCAACGGATGTTCTTACTATTAAGAGTACTGTAGATCAAGATTTAACTGCTATTAACGAAATTAAAACAGATGAATATCTTGTTCTTACAAAAACAGAAACAGAAGGCGCAAGTTGTTCTCCACAAGGTTCACTAGCGAAAACTAGTAATGGATCTGCATTGAACTGCATTAATGGCAAATGGGTTAAAATGGGTAGTAATGTTATACCTATGGGAACTATTGCTATTTGGGGAGGCAGTTCTGTTCCAAGTGGTTGGTTAGAATGTGACGGTAAAACAATTCCTTCTAGTTATTCAGGACTAAGAAGCTTTTTGGGTAGTTCTAAAACTCCTGATTTGCGTGGTATTTTTTTACGTGGTCTAGACGAAGGAGCAGGAAGAGATAATTTGTGTTATAGCGGTGATAATACACTTGATTATTATTGTATGCTTACTCTAGATTCTCTTGGTTTAAATAAAACAACAAGAACACTTGGAACATTCCAATTTGACGCAAACAAAAGACATAGACATACAGAAACACACTTTACAGGGACTCACTCTGCTCGTGGTGGTGATGGTCTTGCTGACAATAGCTTAGGAACTTACTATACGAGTACAGAAGGTGCGCAAGAAATGGTTCCGAGAAATATTTCATTAAAATATATAATTAAGGCGAATTAAGATGAAAAACAATAATAAAAATAAAAAAGGATTAACCGCAATAGAAGCATTGATAGCATTATCTTTAAGTTTTGCTAGTGGCGCAACTATTTTTAGTTATGTAGATGAAAACAACAACAAAAATCAATATCAAAATTTAATAAACGGTGTTGACCAGATAATGTATGCATTTGATCAACGTTTCAATCTTGACGGATTTAATTCCAAATATTGGGATACAAAAGAATGGAAAACAACTGAAGATGTTATTGATGAATTAATAACAAAAGAATTTCATTCAAAACATGCTGATAAATGTAGTGGTGATTGGGAACCTATAAATTCTGACAATAATAATTTAAATCTTGTTGATTGTGATTTATGGAACAAAAAAATTCCTATGGGATTTGAAGTAGAAGCTGAGTTAAATATGGATATTAATAATTTTATTTCACAAGCCATTCTATACCTTAAACCGCAAGAACATAACATTAATGGTTCTAACCAATATTTACCAGAAGAAGATTTTGAAACATTAAGCAAGACATTAATGTTTTTAAAAGCAAGAAATAATAATACAGATAATGGTTCTTTGTTTTATGACTTTTATAGTAAAAAAGATGATAAATATTTAACAAGAATGGAGTGTCTAGATGATTTTGATAATTGTTCTATCAAAGGTGTTTATAGTAGATTAGGTGATTCTGAGTCTTTATATACTGACGGTTCTAATAGCATGATTGATTCTAGTATTAACTTTATAGAAAACAACACTACTTCACCATTGGAATGTATTCGTTGGATTAAAGACTCAGATGATAATTGGACTCTATCAAGCAAAAATAACGATTGTGGAATTGGAATATATAATGATTATTCCTTACCTATAATTGTTGAAACAAGCACTCATAACGGAACATTTGAAAATATTGTCTTAGAAAAAGAATGTAATTCATATGTTTGGAACTCGAACTCAAAAACATTAACTGACAATGGTGTTCTTACTCCTTGTGGAATGAATAATAATGGCACAGAAGTTTATCAAATTGTCGATAATACAAAATCTTTAAATTTATTTAGTGATGAAGCTTTTATTGAAGAGCTAGAAGTTAATGAATTTAGTGTTGAGGATTTGTTGACTGAAAATTTATCTTCTAACTATGTTACTGTTAAAAATAAAATAGAAGTTTTGGCAAAAACAACTGTCAATAATTTACATTCTAAAAATTTAAGTACATTTAATGGTGATTTAACTATCAGAGAATCTTTAAATATTCTTTTTGATATTACATTTGAAAAACCTGTAACTGTAAATCAAGAGCTTTATATTAAAAATAATTTTGACGTAAATGATATTAAAACAAAGAAAGCTGACGTTGATAAATTAGAAAGTTTAACTACAGTGACTGCGAAAAAGATTATTGCAGAAAAACATTTAGATTTAGTTGGGGTTTATAGTGAAAATCAATATTGTGAAACTAATGGCTCTATTGGTAGAGACAGTAATGGTGATTTATTGAACTGTGTCAGCAATAAGTGGTTATTACTAGATAAATCAGAGCTTGTTGGAACAATTATGGCTTGGGGTAATGCCACTATACCTGATGGTTGGATTGAATGTAACGGTCAATCAACTTCTCCTTATCCTGCTTTAAGAGCTATTGTTGGTAGTTATGTTCCTGATTTAAGAGGTCGATTTGTTAGAGGTTATCAAAGTGATAATGGCAGAATTCATGACTATTTTGGAACAGTTTTAGACGCAGGTCGTGGATTTAAGTCTTATCAAGCAGACCAATTTAAAGCGCACAATCATACGGAAAGAAGTTATAGTGGAGAAGAAAACGACAAAGGAGGCACTCACGGTGCTAACGATAGCAAAATGAGCACAAATACAGGCGCATCAGGTGGCGCAGAATCTAGACCTGAAAATATAGCATTAATGTACATAATAAAGGCGGAATAAAATGAAACACAATAAAAATAATAAAAAAGGATTGACTTTAATAGAAACAATTGCCTATATGTCTCTTTTTTCACTTATCTCGTTAAGTGCATTTGAGCTTAAAGTTAATTATCAAAATAAAATTGAAAAAGAAACATTCTCAAACAATGTCTCGGATTTAATGGAAGGAGTAGACAAAAGACTTTCGATTGACGGCTTTAATTCTAATTTATGGAATACTAAGCAATGGACTAATAGTAAGGATGTTGCTGACATACTTATAAATGAAGAATTAAGACCTTCTTCTTCATATTCTAAATTCTCTGTCTTAATGAACAAAGAAGGTTGCACAGGTGAATGGATTCCACAGAACTTATTAGACGAAAAAAGTAATTTAGTTCAATGCAATATGTGGAAAAACAAAATACCGTTAGATTTAGATGTTGAAGCCAAAATGATTGAAGACGGAAGTGGTTATATTGAAAAGTTTGAAATGCTTTTTTCATTTAAAGATGAGAAGGATTTTTCTGATCACTTTATATTATTGAGAGATTCTTACAAAGAATTAAAAAATAATAAAACAGAAGGTATTTCTGGTAATTTTGAATATTTCTTTGTTAATGATTCCAATGACGAAATTGGAATCTCTGAATGTCTTTCAATTAAAGAAGATTGTCGTTTTAAAACTGTATTTGATAGAAGTGGTGGTAAAGAAGAATTAAGAGTTGACGGTCAAAACCAAATGATTGATTCACAAGTTACATTTATGAAATCTAATGAAAACTCACCATTAGCTTGTGTTCATTGGAGAAAAGATGACAATGACCTTTGGGTTAAAAACCCAGAAAATCATAATTGTGGCATTGGGATATATAAAGAGAACGGGTATCCACTATCAGTAGAAGTATTAGCAGAAAATGGTAGTTTTGAAAATGTTATGCTTAATAAAGAATGTAATCTTTTTAATTGGGATAATACATCTAATAAACTTACTATTGATAACTCAAGAGTTTCTGCTTGTGGATTCACTGAAAATAATGACGAAATATTTCAAGTAATTGAAAACATAAAAGCGACAAATGGTTATGCTCAAAATTTTTATTTCAAAGAATTAGATATTAAGTTTATTGACTCTAATAATATTATTGCAAAAGACGTTAATACAACATATCTTGAAGTTAAAAACACTTTAACTGTTGACGGACTAGCAAAATTAAACACATTAGATGTTTATGGACATAGTGATATTGACGGACAAGCTTATGCCAATAATAAATTAAAAGGTTCTGGTGATTCTCACGTGCTTGTTTCAACAACTACTGATCAAGCATTCAATACATATGATTTAACCGTTGATGGTGATACTAATTCTAATAATTTAAATGGTGAATCTTTAATTGCTAATGAGGTTTATGCTCACCAAGAAATTAATACAAATCTAATGACATTTACAAGTACATTTAAATCAGGTGATTCTTGTACAAGAGAAGGTTATGTAAGTAAAAAAGATACAGGTGCTACTCTTGTTTGTAAAAAAGGTAAATGGACTAATGCTGTTTCTGGTGTTCCTGTTGGAACTATCAATGCTTGGACTTCTAAAACAATACCTACTGGTTGGTTAAAGTGTAATGGTGCAACGATACCTAGTAAGTATTCTGAATTAAGAAGTCTTGTCGGAAGCACTACTCCTGATTTACGTGGACGTTTTATTAGGGGTTGGGTTAACAATGGCAACTCTGGACATGACCCTGATTACAATCGTGGGATACGCTCTTTTCAAGCTGAAGAAATAAAATCTCATACACACAGAGAAACGAGATGGAATGGTAGAGATGACGCTGGTGGTGGTAAAGTAAGTGCCGCAAATGACGCAATACACACTACTTATACTGGTTGGTCAGGAATTGAATCTAGACCTAAAAACTACTCAGTAATATTTATCATTAAAGCTGAATAAAAAAAGTCCCTTTCGGGACTTTTTTATTATTAATCTTTGATTATATCTACTTCGCCATTTGTTTGGACAACTAAATATTTATCGTCTTCAACAGTCATTGAGCAACTGTCATCTGCAAATGTTTCTGTCTTGCTTACATTTCTATTAGTGTAATGTGTTTCATTTCCATAATTAATGTTTATATGTCTTTCACCTACACTTGTATCACATAAGTCAAGAGAAGGAACAAATGTATGGTTTAATGAAGAACGTATCAAATCATGATTAGTTTCGTCTTCATACAATGCTGCATTATCTTTCAAGTTGTAAGTGTATTGGTCATTACCCGTTTGTAAGAACGCTGTTTGTGCTTGTGTTCTTTTTATGTATGATTTTGTTAGTCCTTCTGGGTAAGAAGAATATTCGCCAAGGATTCTGTAATCGCTATCTGTTAAGAAATCAACAGAACCACAAGCTGACACACTTGATTCAATTGCTATATTTTTAGCATAGTCATATTCTTTTGAGCTTGAAGAACTTGTATTAACAGTATCAATTAAAAATTCAGTTGCGATACATTCATTGTTTGCGTAATCTTTAAACACTTCTTCAAAGAAATAAAATCCAGAGCCTGATTCAATATAGTCTCTATCAAATTTTTCTAATGTGTCTGTTTTTACACTTAGATCATCATTGTATTTAGATTTCTCATAATTGTATGACCTGTCTGATTTTAAAGAATAAGTAAACACATTCCAAGTATTACCGCTAGAATCAGCAATCATAAAACCTATTTTGTTTTTATTTGAAGAATTGTTTGATTCAAAATTATTTTTAATAGATTCAGCTTTTTCTAAACCTGAAAGTATTTTTTCTGACAAAGCTTTAACTTGTGTATTGTTTGTTTGAATATAATCCTCTTTTATTTCAGTTGAAGTGACATTGTATTTATCCTGTAATATTGCTTTTGTTTCTAAAACGACTTGTTGCTGGTCAAAGTAAGCATAAATATCGTCAATTGTAGACGCAGAAGAACCTATGTTCTCACAAGATTTAAATGAACCTTCTGGTGTAACTGATAGTGGAGCGTTAGACCATTCCATTGTTGTTAAAGCTGTAATGTTTTGATTCGTTGTTATTGGTGATTTCACATACTTTGGTGCAAGAGCTAAATTATACTCTCCTAATGGATATAAGCCAGAATCTACGTATATTGAATCTGTTGTTACTTTTGCAACAATTGGTGTGTGTTCTAGACAAGAAGTTAATGTTATAGGGACTTCAAAAGAATAATTTCCTTGTTCATCAGACATAGAACTTGGTTCGCCTTGATCTCTTTCTCCATTTTGGTTTACGTCAAAAAAAACATTTGCATTTGCAATGTTTACAACTTTACCTGTATGAATGTATCCTGTGTTTGTTGAAGTGCTTGGTTCGTCACTACCACCGCCACAACCTGCCAAGACTGCAGCCGATATAGATACTGCCAATAATTTCATTGAATCTTTCATGATATTTCTCACTAATGTTTGTTAAAATGTATTGAATATATTATAACTTTATTATTAGTGATTTTTAATTAAGAGTACCTTAATTGCTGTTTTACGAATATTTAATCAAAAAAATCAAGCAAGTCTTACTTGCTTGAAATTACTTCATTTATGATTTTTTTCATTACGTCTTCATTAAAATCTTTTAATTGAGACATATCTATATTTTTAGTTTCTAATTTTAATTTGTTTTCTTCCACTGGTTCTTTTGTCACTTTAAATTCTTTTTTATTAGTATCTACTTTTGTCTCTTTCTTCTCTGTTTCTACATCTTTCATTGATTCAAAATCGACTTTATGATTATCATTGATTTCTTTATATTTTGGATTAAATCCATAACTTTTAGATATCATTCCTAACAATAATTCATTTTGTTTCAATCTTTCTGTTTTTGAAGAAAGCTTTATTTTCATTTTCTTTAATGACAGTGGATCATTTTTTCTTAAGAAAGACCAAATATGTCTTATTTTTTGTCTATCCTCTGAATATGTAATGTCATATTTATTTAAATAATATTCAAAATATATTTCTTTAACATCATAAGAAAAAGTTTTAATTATATATTCAGACATTTCTTTTAAATGTAATGTTGATAAATTAAGTTTTAAAAGATTTTTCATTAGATATCTAACCTGTTTAGACTCTTTCATAAACTCTTTTTCTTTTGTAGAGAATGCTTCAAACAATATTTTGTCATAAAGAAGTTCTAAACTAGAAGAATGGCAAACAAATTCTCTTGCTGTAAATTCTTGTTTCGATTTTTTATGTTGTTTAATTTCTTCTAAACTTCTAAGATTTTTTATTTCTGCGTTGGAGCATTCAAAAAATCCTGTTTTTGAAACCTCATTTAAATCTTCAAGTAAAGAATATTTCTTTCTATCAGAGTAGCCTTCTAATGCTAAATTTAAAAGCTCAGTTAAACCATTATCTATTTTTGTTTGTGTTCTTTCTTCTTTAATATTATTTTTGAAGAATTTAAATAAATAATAAGCAGTTGTTTGTCTTGTGTTTATGTTTTTTAATAACATTTTTACATTTTCTTGGTTTTTTCCATTTTGTTCAAGAAGATATTTCACAACCAAATTGTAACTAAGAGTTGAAACATTTGTTTCTCTTTTTTCTGATTTAGAATAATCTTCGTGTTTCATTCTTGCGAAAATGTTTTCTTTTGTTACTTTATATTCAAATATTTGCTCAATGTAATTGAATACTTCTGGATTACTAGTTTGTAGTCTTTCTGTTTCGTAGTTATCCATTTCAATTTCTGTCAATTCATTGTTGTAATCATAAAATTCTAAATAATCCATATCTGAAATCATAATAAATGATTTGAAATCAGTTTTATTTGGATTAAAATCAAAACACAAATATGGTGATAATGTAAAAGGAACATTTTCGAAAATGTTTTTATACCCTTCTTTTATACAATATTTTGGTGAAGAATATTTTTGAAGTAATTCTAGTGCTAATACTGATATCTTTATATAAAAAAGAGTGTCAGAAACTTTAACTAGTTCTAAATTATCATTTGAATTTCTG